TAGCTTGCGTTTGCTTGTCTAGCAAAGCAGCATCGCCTTGTGCTTTTGCTTGTAAACTAGCTTGTTGAATTTGAGCATTTTGTTCACTATTTGACTGCGCCTTTTCTTGTTCTGTTTTTATAAATCTTTTTTGAGCTTGTCTAAAATACAATTCAGCCAAATCTACATTTTCTTTTGCTATTCTTACTACTTTAAAAGGATCTAAATACATCACTAATTGAGGATTTGCAGATATAGCATTATTCATCATAATTTGCAAATTAGCAATCTCTTGAGCCTGTGGCAACATTTTAATTGTTGCTACAAAATTTCTATTTTTTACATCTTCCTCATTAAGTAAATCTCTGTATTTTTTAGCCCCATAAGTAACACTTTTATTTAATAGACAAGCTATTTTTTTACATGTCTCTTCCATTACATAAATATATGCATCATACATGTATTCTGTAGCGTTATTAGCCAAAACTCTTGAAGCCTCAATATTTGAAGCCGCAACTCTAGGTTGTGCAGCTTGATTCATTAAATTAGGATCTTCTCCTAATTCATCCTTCAATACTTGATAATGGAATTGATATAATTGTATTAAAGATTGCAATTGAGGAGAAAAACCAGAATTTGCCAATTCGGTAATTGGAACTGGTATTCTATTTCCTTCAGCATCTCTTCCACGATAATATAATTTACCAGTTTGCTCCCATATTTTTTGAACATCTAATGGCTTAACAGAATCTCCCAACCCTAAATCAAGCTCTTGCATAGCATCAACATCAATTGCTGCACCCGCAGGTACCATTTTTGCTACCAATTGCTGTATCTTAAGTCTAGCCAAAATCATTTGCTCAATTGGTTCTTCAATTTTTTCAGGCACAGCTACATTACGCATGTCATAAGGATCATACATATAAAAGCTATAAGAAAATTCTGCGTTACCAATTTCTTTTGGATCTTGTGGGCGAATCATATTTTTCTTAATACCCCACTTAATCATCTTTTGAGTAACTGGACAATATACACCTTCGTATATGTTCCATTTTTTCTCTTCTAAATATTGCTGATTTTCATCTAATTTTTCTGGCTTACCTTTTCTAATTATAGTGCTACCATTTTTCTTTGTTTTAGTAACAGTATAACCATCAGAATCTAATGTTCTAATTTCAAATTGCATTAAATCAATATTCCATTCGTCATAAGGTCTTAACCATGAAACATTCCAATCCTGCATCCACTTAATTTTATCTGTAAGTTGATACTCTTTACATGATTGAGCTAATTCAAAAATATCTTCTTCAGATAAAATACCACCAGATTCTTTACCATACCGAGCTCTTATCTCACTAATTTTCATTGATAATATATGACCTCTATAAGTAGTATCTCTAAAATCAGGAAAATCAGAATATGAATAAATTGCATTTTCTGGACGAATCCATTGAACATGAACTTCTCCATCTTCATCCATCCATGTATAAGTACAAACTAAACCAACCTCTGCTGAATCATGTAATAATCTTTGTTTTAAAACATCATTCCACCCATTTGCTTCTAAAACATTATTGCAACCTATACTATATTGTATCTCTTCTGGTAAACGATTAAATTCTGTTATCCATCTATCTAATTCATCTTTATCTTCAGCAACAAATTGATCCTGCGGAATAATTGGTATTCCAGATTCTTGTTGTATTTGTCCTAATATTTCTTTATTTTGGTAAATAAATTCTGCTTCATCTGCTGCTGATTTTTTAAGCATTGCGGATGCGCTATCAGTAGCTGTTACACTTACTTTTTCATTTCTACTCATCCATGACCCAACTAATCTTGCAACAATTGTATTACCAATGATAATTGATTTCCAATTTATATTTACAAAATTAGCTTTACTATTCATTTCCAAACGATCCATAAAGACACTCATGTCAATCTTACCGTTTGCTATTTGTCTATTTTTTCTAAATCTATTATTTCTTAACCAAAAATATGTTTGATTACCATAAATTGTAGAATAGATGCTTTGAGCAACATTTTTACCGTATGTATAATCTTTTTTTGATGATACATCTGTAGTAATTTGAAACTTTTTAAGGGCTTGGCCATTACTATTTTCTGCCGATATGGATAAAGGACTATCTGCCAATTTGATTGTATTTTATTGTCAAATATACTAAATATTAAGAATTTAGTAAAATTTTTAATTAATTGAACACAGGAACATAACTTTTAACAAGTGGCTCTCTCTTAACTTGTTTTTGAATTGGCTCCATTAAACAAACAATTAACATTAAAAAAGATACAGTAATGTCATAATCAGTTCTATTGTTAGGGTCAAATTTTTTTGCATCCTCAAGTAAATTTTCAAAATCAATTGAATCTATATGCGACTCAAAATACATAATTCCAACATCCGTTTGTTTTGTTAAACTAAATGGAGTTGTAGGGAAACCCTTGTGCCTATCGGCGGTTTCTCTTTTTGCCGGATCAATAGTTGAAATAGGATATGAACCCAAATATCCAACTCTACCCCTATCCCTAAAATAAGATAAATAGTCATCGCTATTATGTTCATACCAGGCTTGATAACCATAAAATTCTGCGGCTAGTAATACTTGTTCATGCAATATCTCTTTTATTTGCGGCCTTCCGTAAAGATGCCCAATAGCTTTACCAGTACTGCCTGGATCTAATAAATCATATCTTCTACCAATCCAAGCTGATGCTTTTGACCCATATTTTCCACCCTGACTGTTGCTATATCCGTCAATCGCTATAGCGCCATCTGCAACTCTTCCTGGTTTTCTTGTCTTAACATCAAATGTGTGCTTATTTTCTTCACCAGGCTTTGGGAATTGGGTAATAACCCAATGAAAATCTTCTTCTTTATCTGTTATATTTCTCCATCTAACAGTTTGATCAATATCCCTATAAAACATCACATGTCTTTTTATAACAGGATTTTCTTTTAAATATTGCTCTCTTGAACCTATGTTTATTACGTTAAAAATACATTTATCAGAATCTGTACTAAAAGCTTCATCAATTGTTAGTGGCTCCTTCCTAATACGAGCCGACAAAGCTCTTTGATTATTTTTAACTGTTTCTCTATCAGCTAAAATTTGATCTAATGTTTTTGCTTCATCCGGATAACCAAAATCATCAAAGTTTCTAGTGCGCTTTGCAGACATAAAAAATCTATACAATCCACTTGATGTGGTACCGTTTTCCTGCCTTTTATCCTGATTGCTCTCCTCCCATAATAATTTAAAAGCATCTTGAACACCATCTTTTTCAGTTGTAAGCTTCTCAACAGTTGTAGTATAAAGAGCTTTACCAATAATTTGTCCTTCATCATCTAGCAAACAATAACGAACAACCTCATGTCTATCATATACATTCACTTCTGTAGTCTTACCGCACTCATCTGCAACATATCTATGTAATTTCTGTCCATCATAAGCAACAGTATCGGCTGATTGAAAATCTATAACTGAACCCAATTCATCTTTATCAATACTCTCTTCTGCCTTTTTACCCCTTACGTTTGTTTTTTGGAATCTCATTTCAGACTTTGGATTTACCCCCAAAGACATATCATATTCAGGTCTAAAAAATTTAGGCAACCTTCTAAATGGATTCACAACGGTTTTAGAAAAGAATTTTTTTGCGTCAGAACCGGTTTTAGACTGAATACCACCATTAGTCATTTTAGTACGAGTAGTATATTCTGTAACAAATAATCCTGCTACAAATGACTTACCAAAACGTCTTTTTGTAACCTCAAGCATGCCCATACACATTGGATCTTCTACGCAATACTGCATAAAATAAAACTTCTCCAAATCAGGAACGCGAAACTTTGGATAACCAATATCTATTGACCACCATTGTAAATATAAATAATGCAAACCAGTTAAATATGTAGGCTTACCATTATTCATATACCAAAAACCATTCAATCTCCTATCCCATTCTTGCCTTTTGAAATCTTCTAATTTTTCATCGTAAAATTCTGTGTCATCTTCTTTTTTCTTTTTATCAAATTCATCCCACTTCTTCATTGTATCTTGATACCATTCTGGTAACATTATTCTTTTCCAATATTGCTCTGATTGAATTTCAGATCTCTTATATACGCCCCTATATTCCACCTGCTTTGTTATAATATTAAATACATAACCTTCAGGAGGCAAATTACACTGCAACCCCTGGACATCTATAACCGAACCATTTTCAATTTTTTCGTACATAATTATACTCTTTTACCAGCTAACTCTCCTACGGCATCAGCCATGTTTTCCGGAGAAAATGGTTTTCTAGAAACCTGAACGTGCTCTTTTTTATCTTCCTTTGACTCTTGGTTTATACCAGCCAAAACTTCTAACGCCTTTATTGATGATGAGATTGTACCTGCATCTACCCAAATTTTTTGCAATCTTTCAAATGTTTTAATTTTTGGGTCATCAATATCAATAGCGGTCAGGCTTGTCTTATTTAATAATTCTGCCATTTCATTGGCTTTCCTATTAAGCGCATGATATAACTTACCTATCCCATCCTCTTCGTAATAAGCATTTTTACCTTGCAAATAAGATATTTGTTTTTCTAAATCTTTTATTTTATTCTCTAATTCTACTGACATTATTTTAATTTTTTAGCATCTGAAATATTATAACCAACCAATAAATCTCCATTTTTAACTTTATTAGTCATTTCGTGCTCTATTGAAATTACTTCATTTCTATCATTACCTTCTGGATAATATCTTAATCTTATAATTCTACCCTCTGTACCATCGTCATCTTGATAAATAATCTCATAATCGCTAGATATTACCGTTCCAACCACATTTCCCTCTAATTCACCACTTGTAACATAAATTTTATTCTTAACCAATGTTGGATCAATGCCTTCTAAAAAACCAGTATATGGTTCAAATATTCTTAACCCAGTAATAAAATTATTTAAAGGGTTCCATGTGGAACCTTTTTTATCTCTCCACATAAAACATTCTTCAATTGGTATTGAAAAATATTGCATATTAGATGATGCTTCTGCTGTTGGTCTTTGATAGTTAAAAATTTTATAAGTATCATGAGTAGCGTTATGATGTATTAAAATTTCAGAACCGATAGGTATATCTTTAGCACTTACAACCTCTGCATTTACAGGCTTAACATAGCGCATATTAAAATTATCATATACTCTTTCTAGTTTAATTTTTGTACCATCTTTAAATGTATGACTATTTTTACTTTCTAAATCAACCTTGATAATTACTCTATTCGCAGGAGCTGTTAACTTCATAAATTAATTAATTTAATACAAATGTAAAGCTAATTTAATTAATTTAATATTTTTTTTCAAATAAAAATTATCAAATTTTCGGTATATTTGTTAAAACAATTTATAAACAATAAAATTTAAAAAGATGGCAAATCATTTATCGGTTTACATTTATCGTAGAAATCAGTACGATTTATCAAACCCAAACGGAACACCTGCAACTAATGGTGTATTATTCTCTTTACCAACAACTAACTTACAGGTTCAACCTTCAACAGTTGTTGCGAATGGCGTACAAATGAACTCATTAATTCTAATGTACCCAAGCGGCTTAAATCAACCTGCTGAAAAGTTGTACACAGATGCAACAGTTGCTGGATTAATTGCAGCTATTAATGGCGGAGGTGCTCAAACTACTACCACTACCACTACCACTACTACCACTGCAGCTCCAACTACTACTACAACAACAGCAGCTTAATCAAATTTATTAAAAAACAAATAAAAACATTATAAAATGGCAACAATAGTATCAATTACAGCATATCAAAGAAATCAATATGCTTTATTAAATCCAAATGGCACTCCAGCAACTTCTGGTATTGCTTATGGTTTCCCAGTAGAAGGATTTGTAGCTTACCCATGTCCATCAGGAACAGTAGCAAACGGAGTAACTATGAACTCAATTGTTGAGGTAGCTCCGACTGGTTTAAACCAAGTGCCTGTATTATTTTATACAACTTCTACAGTGGCACAAATTAATACAGCATCAAATGCTTAAACAGAACATATACGCATACCATAAGAACTGCTTATAAGTCAAATAAATTAGCCCCTATTTTTTAGGGGCTTTTTTATTATCTTTATAAACCGACTTAAGGTTTTTGTAAATTCTTTCGGCGTCATCAATTGTTTTCCCGGCACCTGCGGCCATGACAACAGACAACCTTCTTAACTTTTTTGCTGCTTTATTATTCATAAATTTTAATTATCGCCCTTGACCACGATATTGTTTTGGCCGTGGGCTATGTTTGTTATATGTTTTCTTTGCGTTACCAGTCTTTCTTTTACCAAACGTAATTTTAACTGAATCAGATTTTACCTTTGCCATCTTATTTGTTTTTTAGGATTAATTGGTACGAATATAAGCCATTTTCTAAATATTTTTTATTCAAAGTGTGACCACCAAACCTTTCTTTCCTAAAATCTCTTAACCCGGCAGATACTGAAGCTTCGGGTATGTTTGTTAAATAGGATATTTCACCCAGAGTCCTATATACCTTATCCTTCATTAATTCCCTTAATTTAAAATGATTTTTGGCTAATCTTTTACCATCTTGTTCATGAACATAATCAGAGCCGTCAAACACTAATTCTTGTTGCATAAATTATTTTTTTAATTTAGTTAAATCTAATGTCCCGCCATCCATTTGATTTGGGTAAACGAGTATGCTGTCATCGTAAAAGTTCCGCACCATGCCACTGTCGTATAATACGACTTTCCAAACAGTGTTGGTTTGGCTTCCGTAATCAATCCAGGCAATTGCTTTTCCATATCCAAGGGGCGTTTCAACATCAATATGATTTTTTAATTCGTGTATATACATTAAAATGGAGTTTCTTCTTGTTTACTAGATAATAATTGAATAGTTGTAACTCTTGAATGTAGTTGAGCTACGGTTTCTTTAGTTTTTTCGTTTAAATATGTTTTAGCTTCTGGCTTACCTTCCATGTAAATCAAAGTACCTTTTTTTAGATAGTTTGCCACATTTAATTTATCTGTCCAATAAGCACAAGACACCCATGTGGTTCTATCAACATCTTGTCCTTGCTGATTTTTAAACTTTTCGCTGTAAGCCATTGAGAAGTTAATTACTGTTTTTCCATTTACATCATTAACTACTGCATCTTGTCCTAATCTTCCGATTACTGAAATTCTGATCATTGTTTTTTGTTTTATTGTTATTAAAAAATTACTTCTTCTCCGTTTTCATCTTTATATGGAAGCCATGATTGACTAGCTTCTTTGCGTTTCCAAAAATCCATTTTTTTAATGTTAAGCATTTCTTGCAAAATATCACGCCCTTCTATAAAAAATCTTCTTCTTTCCCAAACATAATCAAGCATCATGAAACCTTTCCTACCAACGCTTTTCTTTTTAATTTTTTTAGAGTGAAATTCTGCTAATGGGTTATTCGGATCTGTTTGAGCAAATGGCCTGTGGTACACCAAAATATTGTCCATTTTATTTGACCACATTGCTCCATCATTTATATCAAAAACATCTGGGCACTTATAGTTCCCTGTTCTATCTCTCTCCATTAATTTAGGATGCGCAATTATCCAAAAATAAACATCATTTTTTCTTGCAAATCTTGAGAAATCAGCTAATAGTGTTTCAAGATACTTATCAGTTCTGCCGTTATACCCTTTATAATCATTTGTCATCTGATTGAATGGATCTATACAACAAAAATCAACCTTCTCTTGAACTATAAGTTCTAAAAACTTTTCCTTTATATACTGCGGGGTTGGAGACAACATTTCAGCGCTAATGTAAAAAATATGTTTAGATACAAAGTCATAAGCCGCTTCATAAATTTCATTTGAAGGCCTATTTGGATTATATGGCGTACACTCACAACCCAAAAGCATTTCTACATAATCATGGAAATATTCTTCAGCCGGCACATCCTCTGGTGAAAATGTTGCAACCTTCTCTCCAAACATTACCATTCTCATTAGCAACTGTGCCTTTTGCCATGCTGTTTTACCATAGTTACCAATACCCGTAAGCAAAGTAATTTCACCCCTTTTTGGCTTAAATAAATAATCTATTTCAGGTATTCCAATTCCCATAACCCTATCAAATCCATTTTGATTGATATACAATGCTCTATCTTTTACATCTATACCATACACAACATCCTCAACCCTATAATTCTCCCCAGTCTCTTCTGTAAATTCCTTTTTTACATCAATTTCGTAATTGGTAGTTTTACTTACGAGCTTTTCTTTTTGTATTGAAGCTGTACCAAAGTTGTTTCTATTTGCCCTGTAACCACTTTTAACAGCACTCTTCATTTCAGACATAGTGAAGTCATTACTTACCGTATATTCGGTAGAAATTAAACTTAATGCCGAATCTTCTCCTATTCCAAATCTACAACAAGCAGAGGCTAACTTGAAAATATATGTGTTTCTTTCTCCAGTTACAAATGCATCATTCTTATTGGTAAGCCATTTTAAAATTCTACGGAAGTTTTCTGAATCATCTACATTTTCTGTTTCCGTTACGGTTATTTTTTCAATTTTCTTAACTTTCGTAAAAACTGTAGCACTTTCGTTAACATAAATATCTGGATCAAAACTTTCGTAACATACGCGGCTCACATTGATCCCGCTTCTATCAATTTCAGGAAATACATCCTGGAGCGATTGAAAATGTTCTCTATGCTTATTGCCATCTGCTATTTTAACCAAGGCTTTTAATCCATTACCTGATGGACTAACCCAACAAGCATATACAAAAGGCTTTGAAATAATTTCAGTTTGCTTATCTCTTAAATCAGAAATATCATCAAAATCAAGCACCAAAAATCCACTATGCTCAATAAGTTGGTCATCTTTCCTATCTACTCCGAACTTACCACTAAAGCATATTGAAGGAAGATTTAATTTTAATTTATTGGCCTTTTCTTTATCTAAAGCCAATCTAATATCCATAACCAACTGCTTACTTGCACCAGTTTTTATTCTTTCAAGAGCTTTTTCTACGGTTATAAAATGCGGTTCCTTGCTAAAAATGTTTTTAAAAATTGTTATCATTATTCAGATATTGATTTATAGGCCATTCTAGCGGCCTCTATTTGTTGTTGGTAAGGGTTATTACTATTTTTATGAGAAAGTGTCTTATTTTGGCTATTTTTAGGCAAAAAGAAGCCTTTCCAACCATTTGCCATAGACTGTTTTATAATTTCCTTTGCAATTTCAAAGTTTTTCTCTGATAATTCAACTAAATTATCAAAAGCAGCTTGCTCACTTTGAATGGTTTTGTATTTAAATTTAAAATGTTGCGATTTATACTCCTTCCATTCTTCCCACAATTCAACTACTTCATTTCCTGCCCATAAAAATTTAATTTCTGCGCCTTTATCTTTAACCTTAACCTTATCCTTAACCATAACCATATCCATAACCATATCCTTACGCCCTTCCAAGGGGCTTATAAGGGGCTTATTTTGCTTGTCAAGTAAATTATATTTTTCAAGCAATATGATTACAGAATTGTGAGATCTGTTTTCTGGATTGAGCCCAGAAGGATATTGAAATTCTATAAAAGAAGGTATAAACCACTTATTTCCTTTATCAAAAATTACAATTTTATCTTCAAAACTTTTAATGGCTTCGTTTAAATCTATTTTTTCACCTATTCTTATTTGAGCTACATCAATATCAACTTGCCAAATACCAGCATGATCACAGTCATCACAAATGTATAGCCAAAGGAGCTTATAAGCCCCTTGTAAGCCCCTTATAAAGGGCTTCTTCCACTTTTCAGTATCAGTGAATCTTTTAGCCATTTTTTTATTATTAATCGTTTATTAAATCGGTTTTCAAAGCTTCGTTTATACGAGCTATTTCTGCATCTGTAAATAATAATTTACCCTGCATTTTACGAGATAATTCCGATTCTGGGATTTTTGCATTTAATGAAAGCCAGCGCTGTGTGCGACCATCAAGTGCTTCCTTGATTTGCTGATGGATTTTTAAGGTTTTAAATTCCATATATATTTTATTGATGAAGCACAAAAATAGTTTTAAAATTAATACTACCAAATAATTTTTAACTTTTTTTTAAAATAATTTTGTGATTTAATTAAATTAATTATCTTTGTTAAAATTATTACTATGAAAACAGCAATGCAAGAATTAATTGATGAAATTAAAATAGAATGTAGTTATGGTAAAATAACTGAAGAACAAAATTATATTTTGATTTGGGCAATTTATATGGCTGAAGGACTTCTTAAAAAAGAGAAGGAAATAGCTTGTCAATTTGCAAAAGAATATATAAATGGGGCAAGTTATGATACTTTAGGAGATTATTATGATGAGAAATTTGAATTACAACCAAACCTATAACCAAAACAAATAACCTATGAATAAAGATGACCGATTTTTTAAATGGTATAATTTAATTGGACTTTTTATAGCACTTGTTTTTTATTTTAATGGTAAAACTTTAGATGCAATTTGGATAATGTCAATTTTAATTTATAATAATAATGGAAAATAGAGAATTAATATACGAAATGGCTAAAAGATTGGATTTAGTTATTGAAGTAACCAAGAAGGGAGAATACATAGGTAAATTTAGATTCATAAACAATAAACTACATAAATTAAATGAAACCACGGGAAATAACCAAGATGTGCGCAACCTGCAAGATAGAGAAGCCAATAAATGATTTTGCCAGGGATTATGATGCACGAAATGGAAGATATTATCAATGCAAACCATGTTCGGTTTTAGCTAATAGGGCATCTAAAAATAAAAAGAAAGAGGGAATTATAATAGCATTTTAATATGGATTGTTATAAAGAAAAAGCAGTTGGTATTTTATCTAAATTTTATATGGGAAACACAGACATCCCATATCAAAAAAGATATATTGTATCAAAAAAAGAAGCAATTGATTATTTAGAAAAAATGTTTTTAAATAGCGTAAGTGATACTGAAAAACAATATTATAAAAGCATATTGTTTTATTTAAATAAAATAAATATTAATGAGAAATAGCACAATAATAGTTAAGAAAAAGCGTTGTATAAATTGCGGTAATATTGATTATCATTTTTCAAAGAAAATGTGTAAACAGTGCGCTACTATTGCTTCAACGCAAAAGCGCATTGATGAATTTGAAGATGATACAGAAAGTTTTAATAACCTTGTTCAGGATTTAGATCATGTATTTAGCCAATACATTAGAAATAAGCATGCAGATAAAAATGGAATTGTAGAATGTTACACATGCAGTAATAAGCATACAATTTCAGAAATACAATGTGGTCATTTTATGGGTAGGGCTAATCTAGGAACTAGATGGATGGAATCAAACTGTAAACCGCAGTGTATGGAATGTAATTATTTTAAAACTGGTAATATTGAAGAGTTTGAAAACAAATTGCATGAAGAAAATGGCGCATTAGTAGATTATTTAAGAGAAACAGCTAGGCAGCCAACAAGGCCAACAAGAGAAGAGCTTAAGGCTTTGATATTAGAGTATAGAGCAAAGCTTAATTTAGTTAAAAAGAAATTTGTAAAATAGGTTGGTGGTTTTTTATAGTAAATATGCCCCTGCATTTCTATGTGGGGGTTTTATATCAATAAATAAGTCACATTATGCGTTTTTTGACTTATGAATTAAAAACATGTGTCAAAGTGAAGGTAAAACTTTACAAAATTTGTTACAAAGTAAGGGTAAAGCTTTACTTTTTAGGTAGCAATCCTAGTAAAATGTCACGATTTTATATAAATATGTGACAAAAAACCCCTCAACGTAGAAACGTAAGGGGGTATAAACCGTTAACACTTGCTGTATGCGGTACAAATATACAAAATTTAATTAAATTTATTTTTTTAATTAAATTAATTAAATTAATTTTACAAAAAATATAAAAATGGCAAGAAATATTAGTCCAGATTCGGTATCAAGTAAGGTGGCCGAACTAAAATTAGGAGAACATATTAGGTTTGAAAATCCATACGCATCAATAATGGTTATGGTTTCAAATTTAAAAAAGAAAGAAGTTCATAAAGATAAAAAATTTAAGATTAAGTATATTGATGGTGCTACCATCGTATCAAGATTAAAATAAACCCAACACATATGCACATTCAAACCGTTAACTACACTAGGACATTTAATTTAGGTAATTATTCTTCAGAAAAAATTGGAGTTGAGTTTTCACTTAATGAAGGTGAATCAGCTAATAAAGCTCTTGATCATGCAAGAGAATTGGTGGAAGAGTATCATAATAAAAATGTAGCTAGACAAAAAGAGCTTGCTCAAAATTTAGGTGTTAATTATGATGACTTACTTGCTGAAGAAGTAATTCCCACTCAATCAAAAAAAACTTTAGCAGAAAAAACAAAAGAATTTATTAATTCATGCAAGACAAAAGAGGAATTAAAAGCATGGGAATTAATGAGTAAAAGCAATCCGGAGTTACTACAACACTATAATAATAAACTTAAAACACTTTAAACTATGCAATGGAATGAAACGCACATCAGAGCAAGCTCTGTAGGTTATTTAATGACCGAACCTCAATCAAAAGCTGATAAAGAAGCTGGATTGTTATCTAAAACAGCTCAAAAACATTTATTAGATGTTTATATAGCTGAAAAGTATGGCCGTAAAAAAGACATACAAACAAAACAAATGAAAAAGGGTATAGAAGTTGAACAAGATTCAATTGATCTTCTTTCTATGTATTTGAAAATGCCATTTAATAAAAATGAGCAAAGATTTACAAATGATTTCATCACCGGATTGCCGGATATTATTGATAATGATAGAATAATTGATATTAAATCTAGTTATGATTTATGGACATTTATTGGCAATATACCAGACAAGTTAGATAGTTTGTATTATTGGCAAATGCAGTCATACATGTGGCTTGCAAATGCTAAAAGTGCTATTATTGCTTACTGCCTTGTTAATACACCATCAAGCATTATAGAACAAGAGAAATATTATATGCTTAAAAAAATGGATGTTGCTACGGAAGAAAATCCAGAATATGTAAGAGAAGCAATGAAGATTGAGTTTAACATGTCATTTGATGATATTTCAATAGATGAAAGAGTACTTATGTTTAACGTTAGTAGAAATGAAGATGATATATTACGCATACAGCAAAAAGTAGAAAAAGCAAGAGAATTTTTAAGAGAACTAGAAGAAACACACTTAAACTTTAATAAGTAATATGAATCCTGAAGTTAATAATGGTGCCAATATTATAAATGCCATACAAAATTTAATAATGGCTAGAGAACAGTTTGAAGATTTTTGCAGGCAATACCCAAATTCTCAAGGATCAAGATTGTTTAAAAAATATAGTGATAAAATAAGCTGGATGTTTAGCGATTTAGTATCAAATCCGTTTCTTACAGAAGAAGTTAGAATTGGTATTAAAAACGAAATAGAAAGTGATGTTTTTGCTGTACCGGCAATTATAGAAAAGGTAGCATTATTAACTCCAGATCAAAGAGACTTAATAGAATCTACATTAGATGCATTATTGAGTGGAGAAGAAGTAAAAATAGTTGACATAAACGAAATAAACGAAAAATAAAATGGCAAAGAAAAAATCAGAAATTCCAAAAGAAATACAAGTTTATACAGAAGGTTGTGATTTCTGCATGCAGTTTGATTATGATGAACCACATGTTGTTGGAGCAAGCCCTGACGGAGATGGAGGATTGGAAATAGTATTAAAAGCATACCAAGATGCCGGAATTACTTTTGTATGCCCAAACACTGGTAAAAAATTAAGATTATTTTCGCGACCACTGTCTGATGCGGGTAGAAAAATATTAGAAGATCAAGCTCCTTCTTAAATATTTATGCTGGTTGGTGTAATTGGCAACACTACAGATTTTGATTCTGTCATTTTAGGTTCAAGTCCTAAACCAGTAACAAAAATAAATAACCTATGATATATATAGTAATACTTATACTATTAATAATAATATTTTGGCTAGGGTATGAAATTCGCAATGCCCCTTTTGAAGATGAATAATTTATTATTCTCTTCTTCCGTAATTTTTATTACTCCATTCTCCGCCTAAAGGATTATTTTCTGGATGAAATTGATTTTTACCAGGAGATAATTTTCTATTACCACTACCCAAGTTGCTATTTGCTATTTTATTTAAATCAAATAACTCTGGGTGTTCCTTTGTCATTTTCATAAGATAATTCACATACCTTCTTTCATTACCTGGATCCATTCTGTATGGAACAAACTTTCCAGTTTCTTTGTCTATAAGACCTAATGGAGAACGAGTTCTTTCATACTCTTCATTAAATCCTCCTTTTTCAAGACCTGTCCCTTCAAAATCTTTTTCTTCATTAGGTAAATCAAATCCAGAAAATACATCATCATCATAATTTACGGTGTACCACTGCTTCATTGGAAGGATTCTACCTGTTTCTTCATCTTTAAAATTTCCCTGTGTTTGGCTACCACTCATAATTACACCTCTTCTTAAAGCTCTTCCTATATGTTCTTTAAATTTATCATAATCGTTATAAACTCTGTCTGGTACAGCATAATCTGAACTTGTTATTACCCAAGGGCCATACCCATCCCATTTTGATTTTTGTTTAGGAATTTCTGTCATTCTTGGTGTCGGCATTGTAAAATTTCTTGGTGTTCTTTCAAGTTTAACATATTCTTCCGGCTTCCCTGATGAAGCTCTCATCATATCAATGGTTCTAGCCCCAAGCATGTTGTCTGCATACACTCCAGCTTTTGGTTTGCCATATTTTTTTTCCATCGCTCTTATGATTCCCCTACCTCTTTCTGTTGAATTTAATAAATCATATTGAGCTTGTTGAAAATCTCTATTAGATGTTGTAGGAAGATCATATTTTGCAGCGTATTTCAATAGATCGTCTGCTGTTAAACCAGATTCCGTAAATGCATTACTTAATCCTGTTGGTGTTTTTTCTTTACCTCCTGGATATAAAACTAATCCTGTACCAGGTATTTTAACACCTTTTTCTGGATCATTTCTTTGCATAATATCTATTGCCATATTGTTATATTTTGTGCTAATTTACGATTTTTTGTGTGCATTGGCAAATTTCCTAGCAGCTTCAACACTGCCAAACCCCCATGCTTTTAATGCTAGTGCCTTACGAGTTGGCTCTCCATTAGGTTTTTTCATAGCTCCTTTAATGCCGGCAAATCTTGCTGCAAAAGAAACTCTACGAGGGTTAGTGCCGGATTTTACCGGAGCTTTTAAATGACCACCATGTTCGCGATTATATGAATCACGACCTTTTTGATTTAGTCCGCCTTCTGGATTTTTACCTTCTTTACGTTGCCAAGCTTCTGATGCCATAGTTACATTTTTTCTTCTTTTTTAATTTTCTTTTCTTGTTTAAGCATTTCTGGAGTAGGTTTTTTACCAGAACCAGCCGCCGCACGAATATTATCCCATAATCCACGAGGAGAATATGAGCCATCTGCGCGTTTCATCATTTTAAGTTTTCCTTTCATGCCGCTAATTTACGAATTTTTTAGGAACCAGGCTAATGTTCCTTCTTTAGGTTCATTTTTAGACACTTTTATTTCTTTTTGCGGCTCTACTATCACTTTATGAATATCTTCCAATTTTGAGGCTAATTCTACTGGAGAAATAGTTTTACCATTAGGGTACTCTCTGTTAAAATAAACTCTACATTTGTCAGAACAAAACTTTTTTTTAGATGTTTGGCTTTCCATTCTTTCATTGCAATAAATGCAAAACGGTGTCCTGTTTTTCATGTGTTACGATTGGTTGTTACGATTAATAAAATTTGTTACGATTTGTTACGATAAAGGTAGTCATTTTGTTACGATTATCCCAACCTTCTCTATATTAACCATGAATAAAAAACAAATTAAAGCAAAGCGCCTGCAGCTTACCTATTCCCTTTAATTGCATGAGCAAGGATAAAAGTACCAGCACCAGGACGCCAACATAAAACAGCATAAAAGCCCTAT